AGTTGTTGGATACAGAATTACAAAAACAACAAAATCAATAATATTTATATATAAAAAAATATGAAAGAAAATTTAAGAGTTCTTGAAGCTCACGAGTCGGGTAAAGGTATATTGGTTGAACACGATGCCGGATATATATCACCAACCCATCCTGAAAATGAACAAATTATAAGTGAATCCAAAACTTTAAGAGATTATTCAAAACCATTTATTTTTTATGCCGTTCTTCAAAAATCTGATACACCAAACAGAAACGGAAGATTATATCCCGAAAAAATATTAAAAAGGGAAGCTGACAATTATAAGAGAATGATTCAAAAAGGGACATCCCTTTCCGAACTCAATCACCCTGAATCATCAATTGTGGATTTGGAAAGAGTTTCACATATTATAGATGATGTGTGGTGGGATGGAAAAACTTTGATGGGTAAATTAAGACTCCTCACCTCACCAGGTTTCCATGAAAGAGGAATTGTCTCAACACCTGGTGATATTGCAGCAAACCTTATGAGACAAGGTTGTACGATGGGTATTTCATCAAGAGGGGTCGGTACTCTTAAGAAGAAGGGAGAACAGAATGAAGTTCAGGATGATTTTGAACTTATTTGTTTTGACCTCGTTTCTTCACCATCAACACCCGGAGCATATCTTTTTGACAAACCTGAAGATAAAAATAACTACGAAGAGAATATAGAAGAAGAAAAGAACTTGAGAAACCCCGAATCAGAAAAAGGGATGGGTAAATCGCTTGATTTAATGAACAAACTTTCCGACTTTTTGGGTAGATAAAACTTTATATTATGGATGAGAAATATTTTATTGTAAAAATCCAATTTGAAACCGTGGATATCCAAACAGGAAAAACCAAAAAAACACGGGAAGAGAAATTGGTGAGAGGTTACAATGTGACAGATGTGGAAGCTAAAGTCACAAAATTGTTTGAGAAATCAACAGAGGATTGGAGAATCACAAGTGCTACAGAAAGCAAAATCAATGAAGTGATTGAAAAATAAAAGGAGGTGAAAACCTCCTTTTTTCATTTATATTCTTTCAATATAATAAAAAAACAAAATTTTTCTATATATGGGTATATTTATTTAGAAAAAATAAATCTACTAAAATAGAAAATGAGCAAAAAAGAAATTTTATTGGATGATACACTTCTTCAATTGAAAAATTTGGAGGAGTCTATCTCAAAAAACACAAAAGGAATACTTGCTTCAGTAATGAAGGAAGAAATCGCATCTTTAGTAAAAGAATCTTTAGGTGGTGACACCGAAGAGGTTAAAGAACAGGTTGAAGACGATGAACTTGAAATGGATCTCGGAGACGAGGGAAGTGAAGAGGAAATTGAATTTGACATGGAAGACGAAGGTGATGAAGAAGAAATGGACGTTGACTTTCCTGCAGGATTCGGAGACGAAGAAGAGGACTTTGAAGCGATGGGCGACGAAGAACTTGACTTTGACATGGAAGATGAATTGGAGGGAGAAGACGAAGATTTAGTTGACATCACAAATATGAGTGACGAAGAACTCGTAAAGGTTTTCAAATTGATGGGTGATGAAGATGGAGTCATTGTTCAAAAAGAAGACGATGAAATTCACCTTAAAGACGAAAACGAAGGTGTAGAATATGAAATTCAATTGGAAGGTGAAGATCACGACATGGAAGATGAGGAGGAAGAAGAAGAAATGGAAACTGAAGAAGGAGAAGTGATGTACGAAATTGAATTTAACGAAGAAGAAGAAGACGAGGAAGAAGAGGAAGAAGTTGAGTTAGAAGAAACTTACGAAGAGGCTCACGAAGGTGAGGAACACAAAGAAGAAGCCAAGGAAGCAGCTAGAACCTTGGGTAATGGAAAATATTGGGGAAGGGATGGATTACCTAAACCAAACGCGGCACCTCGTCATTTGAAGGCTGAGTCATATAAGAGACAAATTGCAGAACTCAAAGAAAAAAATGAGGAATACAAAAAGGCACTTGATCTTTTCAGAACTAAATTAAATGAGGTTGCTATTTTCAACTCAAATTTAGCGTACGCTACAAGATTGTTCACTGAACATTCAACAACCAAGAAAGAAAAAATTAATATCCTTAAAAGATTTGATAATGTAGAAACTTTGAAAGAATCAAAGAACTTATATAGATCAATTAAGAATGAATTGGTTGGTTCAGAAAATGTTGTAACCGAATCCGTGGCTAACAAAGTACAAAAAACTCCACAGAAAGGTTCAACAAATCTCGTTGAGTCTAAAACATATGAGAACGCTCAGTTCCTTAGAATGAAAGACTTAATGATAAAAATAAATAAATAAACTAAACAAAAAAAATTAACATGGGAGCATTATTAGAAAGTGGTTTAGTTGGTAACATCGGTCTTAAGCACCTCAAAGTTATCAAAGAAGACACTATAAACAAATGGGACAAATTAGGATTCCTTGAAGGGTTGGGTGGTCACTTAAAAGAAAACATGGCTCAACTTTATGAGAACCAAGCGTCACACTTAATTAACGAAGCGGCAGCAACAGATTCATCAGGTTCTTTTGAAACTGTTGTTTTCCCAATCATCAGAAGAGTTTTCTCTAAGCTTTTGGCAAACGATATCGTTTCTGTCCAAGCGATGAACTTACCTATTGGTAAACTCTTCTACTTCGTTCCTAAAATTCAAAATTACGATTCAGGTAACCAACACTATCCACCCGTTGGATCACCTGAAGCTATTGCAGATTCTGTAAATAACCCAAACCAAGGTTACTCAACAGGAAAAAACCTTTATGATAGATTTTACGAAGGAAATGAAGCAACTTTGGACCCTCCTGGATTATTCGATTATTCGAAAGGTAGATTCAGTGCGTTTACATCGACAGCTGTTGGAACTCAAGCTTGGAGTTCAGGTGAATTGATTTCTTCTGGTTATGGTGCTGGTGAGTACAGAAAAGTTATTATCGCACTTTCAGGATTTAGTAACGGTGGTTATGGTAAACTTTTGGGACCTGACGGTAACTTAGTGGATAATGAATCATTCCTCACCGACCTTCAAATCAATGCAGTAACCACAGCTGGTGGAGCGTTCTCAGGTGCGGGATCAGGTGACTTGTTGTTCAGAGTTGTAACACAAAAATACGGTAAAGGAATCGTTCAATACGGATCACAAACCTCTACTACATTTGGTGGAACAAACACAGCAAACGGTGGTAGTTATGATTCAATCTGTGATGCTGACGGTAAGATCTATTTGGAAGTTGACCTTCAGGTTCCATGTTCTATTGGATCGGGTTCACTTGATGGTTACTCTGGTTTAACTACAACCATTGCAGGTGTTGCTACTGCAGGATCTCAATTCACAGTCACATACAGAGTTTACGAAGAGCTTGAATTTGAAGACAGAATCGGTGAAGTTTCATTTGATCTTGAATCGGTAACTGTTTCTGTTACTGAAAGAAAGTTAAGAGCTCAATGGTCACCTGAACTCGCTCAGGATGTTGCGGCTTTCCACAACATCGATGCTGAAGCTGAATTGACAGCATTGTTGTCAGAACAAGTTGCTGCTGAAATCGATAGAGAAATCCTCAGAGACCTCAGAAAAGGTGCAGCATGGCAGTTAAGATGGGATTACAACGGATGGAAGAGAGGTACATCTGCTAACCCATTGACACAGTACACACAGAAGGATTGGAACCAAACATTGATCACAGCGATCAACCAACTTTCTGCACAAATCCACAAGTCAACTTTGAGAGGTGGTGCTAACTGGATCATCGTTTCTTCTGAAATTTCAGCAATTTTCGACGATTTGGAATACTTCCACGTTTCAAACGCGGCTCCTGAACAGGACCAGTACAACATGGGTATTGAAAGAGTAGGTACACTCTCTGGTAGATACCAAGTTTACCGTGACCCATACTTCCCACCAAACCAAATCTTGATTGGTCACAAGGGAACGTCATTACTTGACACAGGTTACGTTTACGCACCATATGTACCCCTTCAGTTGACACCAACTATGTATAACCCATTCAACTTCACCCCAATCAAGGGTATCATGACCAGATACGCTAAGAAGATGGTGAACAACAGATTCTATGGTAGAATCACAGTTGATGGTGTTAGAACATTTGATCTTAACGAATTGAGATAATCAATTTGTAGTGTAAAATAGAAAAGGGAACTTCGGTTCCCTTTTTTTATTCTTGAACATTATGAATTTTTCGTATTGATTTTGAAATAACTTCAGCCTCTTCCAAAGTCAAAATACCCCTCTTCTGAGCATAAACACAGCATTCCATTAAACAAAATAGTGATTGTTCATAATTCAAACCAGTGATAAATTGTTCTAAATCAGAAATAGAATAATAATTTATTGAATCAAATAAAGAACCCAACGGTTTTTCTTCTTGTGTATTGTCCATGATGGAAAAATACAAATTTTCAGGATATTTATCAATAAAAAAAGTATGTCTCAGTTAAAAGAAGATTTAGCGGTGTGGTTTGGAAAAAAGAAAAAAGGTAAAGGATCAAAACAACCACAAGGTCCGTGGGTTAATATATGTAGAAAAAAAGAAGGAGGTGGTCATCCTGAGTGTGGTAGAGAAGAAGGAGGTAAGAGGGGTTATCCTGTGTGTAGAGCAAGATCTGTAGCATCTAAGATGAGTGAAGAGGAAAAGAAATCAGCCTGTGCGAGAAAAAGAAATAAAGAAAAGAAAGATCCACAAACAGGAAAAGGTCAAAAACCAACAAGAATACAAATTAAAGGATATAAAAAAGAATCAGTTATGGAAAAACCAATTTTTCAGTGGACAACACTCAACGAAAACAAAACCATACTCAGTGAAGGTATGACATATCATATTGAAAATCACATTCCTTTACATGAGAATGTTTTTAGGATGGGATCCGAGAGTTATTTCTCTTTGTTCAGAGAAGCAAGAAGTTTAGGATTTGAAAACTTCACAAACTCTATTGATAGATGGTTGATTAAAAACACCGATATTGGAATTTTTGAGTTATATGAGAATGAGTTGGTTCCTTTGGATATTCCAATGTTATATGAGGCGGAATACCAAGGAAAGAATGTACAATTAAACAAACCAATGAGAGGAGGAAGTGGTGGTAAAAAATTCAAGGTATATGTTAAAGATCCCAAAACGGGGAATGTGAAGAAAGTCTCATTTGGTGCTGCGGGAGGTGGTGGGTCTTTGGCTGTAAAACTTAAAGATCCTGCAGCTAAAAGATCATTCGCTGCTAGACACAAATGTCATACAACCAAAGACAAAACAACAGCTTCTTATTGGGCTTGTAGATTACCAAGATATGCTAAGTCTTTGGGGTTAAGTGGGGGTGGTACATGGTGGTAAATCCATATTCTGAAGAAGTTCAAGATGAAGTAATTCTTCGTGTCTTCAAAGAAGATGTGGAGAACGATGAACTTGTTTGGCATCGTGATCGTAGGGATAGGAAAGTAGAGATTGTAGAATCCAACGAGTGGTTCTTTCAGTTTGAAGATCAGTTACCTATAGAGATGAAAAAAGGGGATGTATTTAACATCCCCAAAGAAAGTTATCACCGAATTATTAAAGGTAAAAATGATTTAATAGTTAAAATTTTTGAATATTAAACTTTTTTAATCTTATTGAATAATTTGTGGTGGTTAAAAAATCTTTATGATATAAATTAAAATAATCTACAGCCGAATCAGCACTGTTTGCTTCTGTTTCGTTGATAACTTTTCCGTTCTTTAGTAGTTCGTATGTTTTGAAATTCATTGGTCAAAAACTTTCCCATAAATATTCAAAATCGTGTAAAAATTACATTAATTAAAACTATATTTAAAACTAAAATTCATTGTTGATCCGAACCTTGTTTCTTGCCATCTATTATCACCTTCATCTAACTTTTCATTTCCATTTAAATCTTGGAACATCACCAAATCTTGTGATAATAAATCTCTAATATTCATTTTAAATTCAAGATTTTCAAACTTTTTGGATAACTGGAGATCAATTAAATTTCTTCCGTTTTCCCAAACTGAAGGTTCTTGAACATTTCCCACCACAAATATTCTTGGACCAATTACATTGTAAGTTGTTGAAACATTCCATCCATTTGATGTGTTATAGAATAATCCAATATTATAAACATAAGGTGATTGTCCTTGTAATGGTCTTCCGTCTTCTGACCCTGCAAAACCTTCAAGATTAACCTCTGAATCAATTAACGAAATATTGGAAGTAATGTCCAAATTTTCAATCAAATTTACCTTACCCTCTATTTCAACACCTC